GCCCAGCGCGCGCACCAGCAGGCCCTGGACAACAGCGCCGCAGGCGCGCAGGCCGAATCACAACGCGTGGCCCAGCAGGCCCGCCGCACCGAACAATTCAACACCCTGCAACGGGACATCGAGACCCATGCCAAGACTCCTGGTCGTGATCGCGGCGACGCTGACGCTGAGTTCGTGCGCATCTGGCGCGAGGCCAACGCCGGCCACGCCCTGCCGCGCTGATCTCAGCATCGCACCGGCCCAGCTGCTTCCCCCTTCCCGCCTGCCAGACCTGCACGCGGCCAGCGATGACGCGCTGCTGCGCAATCACGTTGCCGTCGCACAGCAGTACCACGCGCTGGCCGACCAGCTGAGTGCGCTGCTGTGCAGCCTCGGCAACCAGCACGGCATCACCATCAATGGCTCCGTGCCGGCAGCACCTGCCCACTGCGACAGCAGCGCCACTCCCGCGCGCTGAGCCTGCCGGACACGGCCACGCCTGCAATGCCACCCCACAGCGGTGATGGCAACACTGGCTGCTGACCGCGCGCATTGCAGCGCTACGCCCTTCCTCCCCTCTCTGCATGAGCTGACATGGCGAACGATCCCTTCCCTCCCACGCTCGATCCGCTGATTGCCGCGATCGAAGCCGCGATCCGCGCACGCTTTCCCGGGTTTGCAAGCGTCGAGTTCCATCGCGATGCCAGCGCTGAGGGGATGCCCCTGCCGGCCTGCCTTCTGGCGATGACCCGCTGTGATCGCAGCCGTGACAACAATGATGGCAGTGGCCTGCTGCAGGCCACGCTGCGTTTCGAAGCCCGCATCGCGCTGCCGGCAACCGACGCAAGCACAGCGCTGCAGCTGCGCAATGCGGCCCTCGCCCTGGCGACCTGGCTGCACCAGCTCGGCCGCTTTCCCGGCGTTGCCAGCGGCGCGATCGATGTGATCGCGGCGTCGCCCGAAGACCCAGCGGCAGCACAGCCGGGCCTGCGCACCTGGATCGTTGAGTGGTCGCTGCCGGTCGCGCTGGGCGACAACCCGTGGGACGACGCCGGTGGCGTGGTGCCGCAGGCGTCCTACAGCTTCGCGCCGGAGATCGGTCGCGCCCATGAGTCCCGCTACCAGCTGTTGCCGGAGCGCGCACGATGAGCGCCGAACACGCGCGGCTGATCGGCAACCTGCTGATGATCGGCGTGGTGCGCGAACTCGACGAGGCAAACGGGCGCGTTCGCGTCGATGCCGACGGCATGCTTACCGACTGGATTCCCTGGCTGGAGCGCCGCGCGGGGCCGGGCATGCGCAGCTGGTGCGCCCCCGAACCAGGCGAGCAGGTCGTGCTGGCGTGCCCCTATGGCGACCCCGGCCAGGCGCTGGTACTCGGCAGCCTGTATCAGGACCGCTTTCCGCCACCCGCCGACTCGCGCCTGCGGCAGCGCACCGAGTTCGCCGACGGCAGCACCGTCGAGTACGACCAGGAAACCACCACGCTGAGCGTTAACGTCGGCAGCGGCAAGGTCATCGTCACCTGTGCAAGCGCGCAGGTGATCGCCAGCGAATCGATCGTGCTCGACACGCCCTCGATCAAGGCGAGCGGCGATCTGGATGTCAGCGGCGCGATCAGCGCCGGCAAGGACATCAGCACACCCGGCGAGATCAAGGCCGGTGCCATCGGCCTGAAGGCACACAAGCACACCGCCCAGGGCCCAACCGCCCCGACCACGCCGGCCCAGGCCTGAACGGCCACGCCTGCAATGCCCTGAAAACCCGCACTCCACGACGATAGAGACCATGCGAGGAATCAACGCCAACACTGGCAAATCACTGGATGGCCTGGCCCATCTGCATCAATCCGTGCGTGACATCCTCACCACGCCCCTTGGCTCGCGCGTACTGCGCCGCGAATACGGCTCGCGCGTATTTGAACTGATCGATGCGCCGACCAACCGCTCGCTGCGCATGGACCTAGTCGCCGCCACCGTCGACGCACTCGCGCGATGGGAACCGCGGCTCCACGTCGACACCGTCGACGTCTCCCTCCCCGCCCCCGGCGTGATGATCCTGGCAGTGACCGGAATCCATCTTCCCGACGGGCAGGCCATCACCATCGAAGGAATCGAGGTTCGCTAACCGTGGCATCCGGCTCGTTCACCAGTGTCAATCTGTCCCAGCTGCCTGCCCCGGCGGTCATCGAAGTGCTCGATTTCGAAGCCATGTTCGATGAATCGCTGACCGCGCTGCAGGCCCTGGATCCCGCCTTCGACGCGCTGCTGCCGTCGGACCCCGCCTTCAAGATCCTGGAGGTCTGCACCTACCTGCGTCTGCTCGATCGCCAGCGCGTCAACGACGCCGCGCGTGGCGTGATGCTGGCCTATGCCGTCGGCAGCGACCTGGATCACCTCGCCGCGATCTTCGGCGTCGTCCGCCAGGTGCTCGACCCGGGCAAACCGCAGGAAGGCGTTCCTCCTCGATATGAAGGCGATGAGGACTTCCGCCGCCGCATCCAGCTGGGCCCGGAAGGCTTCAGCGTGGCGGGGCCGGAGGGCGCCTATGTGTTCCATGCGCTGAGCGCGGACCCGCGCGTGCTCGACGCCAGCGCGACCAGTCCGGCCCCGGGCGAGGTCGTGGTCTCGGTGCTGTCGCGCGAAGCGGATGGAACCGCCACCCAGGGCCTGCTCGACATCGTCGAGGCGAAGCTGAGCGCGGATGACGTGCGACCGCTGACCGACCACGTGCTGGTGAAGCCGGCAATGATCGTCAACTACACGGTCGACGCCACGCTGTTCACCTTTGCCGGCCCGGATTCGCAGGTCGTGCTTGCCGAAGCGCGCACCCGCCTGGACCGCTACATCAGCGAGTCACACCGTCTCGGCCGCGATGTCACCCGTTCGGGGTTGTTCGCCGCATTGCATGCCGAGGGCGTGCAGCGCGTGGAGATCGTCCATCCAGCTGCAGATGTGGTGGTGGACCGAACCCAGGCCACGCACTGCACCGGCGTGACCCTGACCCACGGCGGCACCGATGAATGAGCCGAGCACGCGCCTGATCAACGCGCGCCTGCGCGGCGCGATCGATGGCCGCAACCGCACCTTCCGCCACCCCGGCGGCGCGCTGGCGAGCCTGCAGTCGGTATTCCGCACCGATGCGCACGGCCGGCAGCTGCTGCAGGGCGCCGTCATCGACGGCGGCGTAGTCACCCTGGCCGCTGCACCGGCACCCGGCGAGGTCATCGATGGTGACGCCCAGGTGGTGGTGCCCTCGGCGGCGAACCTGCTTCCCGCCAACGCCACCCACGCCGAGCGAGCGCTTGCCCGCGCCATCGTTGCACGTCCGTTGCCGGTGGACATCACCGCGCTGTGGGATGCCGACCGCTGCCCGACCGCACTGCTGCCCTGGCTGGCCTGGGCGCTGTCGCTGGACGAATGGAAAGCCTACTGGCCCGAAGCGGTGAAGCGCGCCCGGGTGCGTACGGCCATCGCCATCCAGCGACGCAAGGGCACCGCCGGCAGCGTGCGCGACGTGGTGGCCGCCTTCGGCGGCTCGGTGCTGATCCGCGAGTGGTGGCAGTTGCAGCCCAGGGGCGCGCCGCACACCTTCGAAGCGGTGATGACCATCGCCAACCAGGATGGCCAGTCCGCCACGGCGATGTTCGTCGAGGACGTCATCGGCGAAATCACCCGGACCAAGCCGGTGCGCTCGCATTTCACCTTTACCCAGGGCATGCAGGCCGACGCCGCCGTCGGCGCACTGGCAGCCGCCCACGCCACGGCCTTCCGCCGCCTTCAACTGATCGGAGAGTAACCCCCGCATGCGCCTGAAAATCACCGATGCCGGCTTCGCCAAGCTGGTCAATCCGCCGAACACCGGCACCAACGCCGTCCTGATCACCCAGATCGGCCTGACCTCGACCGCCTTCGTGCCTTCAGCCGGGCTCACCGCGCTGCCCGGCGAGATCAAGCGCGTCGCCACCTTCGGCGGCCAGGCCGTGGGCGATGACACCGTGCACGTCACCATCCGCGACGACAGCGCCACCTCCTACACGCTGCGCGGTTTCGGCCTGTACCTGGCCGACGGCACCCTGTTTGCCAGCTACGGCCAGGCCGATCCGATCATGGAGAAGTCGGCCGCATCGATGCTGCTGCTGGCCACCGATACCCGCTTCAGCGGGATCGACACAACGCAGATCCAGTTCGGCGACGCCGGCTTCCTCTATCCACCGGCCACCACCGAGGTGGTCGGCGTGGTCGAGCTGGCCACCAGCACTGAAGCCGAAGATGCCACCGACACCCAGCGCGCGGTCACCCCGCGTGGCCTGCGCGCCTACACCGACAAGCGCTTCGGCGCCAGCGCCCCGACCGCGCTGGCGAAGACGCTGCTGTCTGCGGCGAACACCACCGCGGCGCGCACTGCCCTGGAACTGAAGAGCGCCGCGCTGAAGGACACCGGGCATGGCAACGGCCTGGACGCCGACACCCTGGACGGCAAGCACGCCTCCGAGTTCGCCCTGGCCGGTGACTTCGCCACCGTGGGCCACAAGCATGTGATTGCCGATGTGACCGGACTGCAGCCGGCGCTGGATGGCAAGGCATCCAGGGGCGGCAACACGTTCACCGACCAGCAGTTCATCAGCGGCACGTATCCGTTGCTGGGCTTCGGTGCCGCCGGCGCCGAACAATCCTTCATAGGCGGCTGGGGCAATTCCAGCCTGTGGCGCGTATGGAGCGCCGATCGCAGTGCCAGTAGTGAGATCACCATCAAGCATGGCGACGGCCCGCGCTGGAATGGATCGGCGATGTGGCATGCGGGGAACTTCGCGCCCGAATCGAAGATGGACAAGTCTGGCGGAACGTTCACTGGCCATGTTGCAGTGAACGGCAATTCGCTGCGCTCCTATGGTTGGAATGGGGTGCCCAACGATGGCGTTATTGTGTTGGGTGATGCGAACTCCTACATCTTCAAAAATGGCTCGAACTTCACTTTCGCAAACTCAGCGGGTGGGTTCACCTCCACACTCAGTACTGGTGGATCCATCTGGACGAGTGGGAACTTTGATCCCGCAAGCAAAATAAACAGGACCGGCGACACTGTGACCGGTTCACTGCGCGTCAACGCGTATCTGTACACCCAGGCAGCCGCAGGACACAACTTGATCAGATTCATCAGCAATGGAGCCGGAACCACCGTGCTCCAGTCAGTGAATCCGGCCGAGAATGCCTTTGCACCACTTGAGCTGCGCGGCTCCACTGTTTCTGTGATTGGACCCGCCTCCTTCAATGAAACCGTAACCACGGTAGGCTCGCTCATCAGTGCTGGTGGCTGCGTTCGAACAAACGCAGGCACCGATGTACTTGCCGGCTACGTTGCGTTCCATCGTGCGGATGGAACACGTATGGGATACGTAGGCTGGGGGGATGGAAATCGGATCCAGTACTCTGCGGAGAATGGATTCACCGGTCATGCCTTCATCGGTAGTGTATCTGCCACAGGCGGATACGACTTCGGCTCCTCACGAAAGTTGAAGAACATCGAGGGCGTACTTCCCTACGGTCTGGCTGCTGTAGAGAAAATGGAACTGGCCGCCGGCCACTACAAGCCTGAGTACAACGACGACGGTCGTCGCCGCCTGTTCTTCGTCGCCGAGCAGCTGGCCGAGCTGGTGCCGGAAGCAGTCGACCTGGAAGGTGTCGAGTTCCAGGGTGAACGCGTGGCGTCGGTCAAGCTCGACCAGCTGCTGCCGGTCATGGCCAAGGCCATCCAGGAACTGGCCGCCGAAGTGCGCGCACTGAAAGCGGAGCGCTGACATGCCCAGCGGATATCGCTCTTCCGGTATCGACTTTGACGACCTGTTCGATCCGTACGTCGAAGGTCCGCAGGCACAGGACTCGAGCCGCCGTATCGGCGGCACCGACCTGAGCCGCCGCTACGCCCACATCCAGTACGGCAGCAAACGTGCCGACGTAGGCCATCGCATCAACGGCATGGACGTATCCAACCTGTGGGCGGCCCGGGGCACCGCAAGCTACCGGCTGCCCTTCCACGGCAAGGACTACTCAGCCGGCAATGGCGCCAAAACAAACTCATTCGGCGATGTCACGGCGTCGGTGCAGATCAGCCTGCTGTCCGACGGCAACTTCACCGTCCACAGCAACAGTTACGGCGGTGGCAACGATGCCACCGCCCAGGTGGATTCCGGTCGCTGGGCACCGGCGGGTGCCAATCCCGGCCAGTACGAAGTGCAGTTCACGGCCGGCAACACAGGGGCTGCTTCGTTCAGCACAAGCGCACCGTCGTTCTCCTCACTTGCGACATCGCGCTTGGCAACCGTATCCATCAGCATTCCTGCGGCATCTTCCATGTACGAGAGCGTCACGGTTGAGATAGCCGTTCATCTCCGTCGTTCCGGCAGCCCCGCTCAGGTTTCAACCGTATACGCCAACGTCGCTGTCTCGGGCTGGTACTGATTGCACATCGGGCCACCGCTGCAATTATCCCGACCGCCACATTCTCCGAACATTACCCCGTCGCCTGCACAAGCCGGCACACACCCACACCGAGGAAGAACCCCGAATGACCGAATTTCTCCATGGCGTACAGGTCGTCAACATCGATACCGGTGCCCGATCGATTGCCATCGCCTCCAGCAGCGTGATCGGCATCGTCGGCACCGCACCGCTGGCCGACACCGAAGCGTTCCCCGTCAACACGCCCGTCCTGGTGACCTCGCCGTCGCAGGCCACCAAGCTGTCGGCCACCACCGGCACCGATGCCGGCACCCTGCCCGGTGCGCTCGACGCGATCTTCGACCAGTCCAGTGCCGTCGTCGTCGTCGTCCGCGTCGAGAAGGGCGCCAATGAAAGCGCCACCCTGGCCAACGTGCTGGGCGGCGTGAACGCCCAGACCGGCGCGTACGAAGGCGTGCATGCGCTGCTGGCCGCCAAGTCCATCGTCGGCGTCAAGCCGCGCATCCTGGTCGCACCCGGCTTCACCCATGTGCACCCAGCCGACCCGGCCAAGCCGGAGGCCGTGCTGGCCAACCCGGTCGTCGCGGAACTGCTCGGCATTGCCGACAAGCTGCGCGCAGTGATCATCAAGGATGGCCCGAACAGCAACGACGACGCGGCCAAGTCCACCGCTGCACTGACCGGCTCCAAGCGTGTCTACGTGGTCGACCCGGCGCTGCTGGTGCAGTCCGGTGATGCCATCGTCACCCGCTATGCCTCCGGTGCCGTGGCCGGCGCCATCGCCCGCAGCGACAACGAGCGCGGCTGGTGGGCGTCGCCGTCGAACCTGGAACTCAACGGCGTGGTCGGCACCGCGCGTGCAATCGACTTCGGCCTGTCCGATGCGACCAGCCGCGCCAACCTGCTGAACCAGGCCAACGTGGCAACGGTCATCCGCGAAGGGGGCTTCCGCCTGTGGGGCAACCGCACCACCAGCATCGATCCGAAGTGGCAGTTCCTGTGCGTGGTACGCACCGCCGACATCATCGCCGACAGCCTGGAAGCCGCCCACCTGTGGGCCGTCGACCGCGGCATCAGCAAGACCTACGTCGATGACGTGCGCGAGGGTGTCAATGCCTTCCTGCGCGGGCTGAAGACCCAGGGCGCGATCCTCGGCGGCAACTGCTGGATCGACCCGGAACTGAACGCAGCGGACAGCGTGGCCCAGGGCCGCTTCTACTGGGACTTCGACTTCACCCCGACCTACCCGGGTGAGCAGCTGACCTTCCGCATGCACATGAACAACAACTACGTCTCGGAGATCTTCTAAGCATGGCGCGCAAGATCCGCAAAAACTTCAACTTCTACGTCGACGGCAAGGGTTATGCCGGCAGCGTGATGTCCTTCACCGCCCCCAAGCTGTCGCTGAAGACCGAGGACTTCCAGGCCGGCGGCATGCTCGCCCCGACCGAGATCGTGCTCGGCCATGAAAAGCTCACTGCTGATGTCGAGTTTGCCTCGGATGACGCGGAGATCATGACCAAGTTCCACGTCATCGAGAGCAAGGAATACGGCTTCACCGCCCGTGAAGCCCTGGAAGGCGATGACGGCGAAGTGACCCAGGTCGTGCACAACATGCGCGGCAAGGTGAAGCTGCTGGACCGCGGCGAAACCAAGGTTGGCGAGAAAGGCACGATCAAGGTCAACCTGGCGCTGAGCTACTACAAGCTGACCCATGGCGCCCAGGTCGTGCAGGAGATCGACGTGGTCAACATGATCGCGCGCCAGGGTGGCGTGGACGTACTGGCCGGCATCCGCGGCGCACTGGGCATCTGAACCCTCGCCGCATTGAAGAACCCGGGGGCGCCTCGCGCCCCCGCATCCATCGAACCGCATCGCATTCCAGGAACGCATCCATGTCCAGCAAGACCAAGACCCCCACCGACACCGTCATCGAGCGCGATGGCTTTGCCGAGATCACCCTCACCCGCCCGCGCCAGGTCAACGGCATGGAGACCGCCGTGCTGCGCATGCGCGAACCGACCGTGGAAGACATGGAGCGCTACCAGGACGACAAGGGCAGCGACGCCCAGCGTGAGGTGCGGATGATCGCCAACCTGTGCGAGATCTCGCCGGACGACGTGCGCAAGATGCCGTTGCGCGACTACGCACGACTGCAGGCAGGCGTCGCGCTTTTTACCACCTGACCCTGCCTCAGATCAGGCAGGGAGTGCTCGCCCTGGCCGGCCATACCGGCTGGGGCCTGCGCGAGATCATGACACTGCGGGTGTCGAAGTTCATCTGGTGGATTCAGGGATTGCCGGTACATGGCCAGTAACGTTCAAACGACAACGATCACGATCGGCGGCGAGGTGTCCAAGTCACTGAAGGACGCCTTCTCCTTTGCCAACGATGGTATCAAGCGCCTCGGCACCGAGGTGACCCTGCTGGATCGCAGGCTCGCGCGCATGAGTACGACCAGCAAGGAGTACGCCCGCATGCGTACCCAGGTCGATGCTCTGCGTACCTCGCAGGTGGCGCTGGAGAGCATCGAAGCAAAGCGCGACGCCAACCTGGAGAAGCGCGGGAAGCTCGGCTCGGCATTTGGCGAGGCACGCGGCACACTCGGCACCGCCGTCACCGCACTGGCCAAGCCGGTCGAGAACGCCTCCGGCTTCGCCCGCCAGAACCAGCAGATCGGCGTGGCAGCCAACCTCAGCCGCGCCCAGGTCAGCGCACTGGGGCAGGCCATCCTGGAACAGTCGCGTGCAACCAACCAGGGCGCCGACGCGCTGCAACGCTCGATCAGGCTGATGATCGACGCCGGCATGGATGCGCAGTCGGCCCAGGCCAGCCTCGGTGCTGTCGGGCGGACCACCACCGTCACCGGTGCCAGCATCGATGATGTGGCCCAGGCCGCGGCCGCCCTGCAGCAGTCGTTCGATATCGATCCCTCGCGCATGCAGAACGCGCTGGACGTGCTGGTAGTGAACAGCCAGCAGGGCGGCCTGGGCCTGAAGGACATGGCCCAGGTGCTGCCGGTGCTGGGTTCCTCGTTCGAGGCGATGAAGCTGCAGGGTACATCGGCGGCGGCTACGCTGGGTGCGGCACTGGAAGCCACGCTGGACTCGGCAGGTGGCGCTGACAAGGCCGCCAGCAACATGAAGAGCTTCATGTCCGAGGTGCTCTCGCCGGACATTCAGGAGAAGGCCAAGAAGAGCCTGAACCTGGATCTGCGCAAGATCATCGGCGATGCACAAACCAGCGGCGGCAATCCCTTCGATGCTGCGATGCAGGGGATCATCCAGGCCACCGCGGGCGACCAGAAGAAGATCGGCGCACTGTTCGGCGATGCGCAGGCGAAGAACTTCGTCCAGCCGATGATCGAGAACTGGGACACCTACGTTCGAGTCCGCGACAAGGCGCTGAATGGATCGGCGGGCACCACCGATGCAGCCTATGCCGATGCGATGCAGACCGACCCGCAGAAGATCGAGGGCGCCAAAATCGCCGTGGACAACCTGTCCAAGGCCTTCGGTGCCGCGCTGCTACCGGCGGTGGGCGAAGCGGCGGTCAAGCTGACCGAACTGCTGAACGGGGTCACCTCGTTCGTGCAGGAGAACCCGAAGCTGATCGCCAACACCACGCAGATCGTGGTCGGCATGCTGGGCCTGCGCACCGCGGTGCTCGGCGCCCGCTACGCCTGGACGTTCCTGCAGGGCCCGATCCTGGCCGTGCAGAAGGCCTTCGAGCTGTTCCGTGGCGGCAGCCTGCTGGCCCAGTTGGGACGCTTCGGGCCGATGGCGATGCGCCTGGCGTCGGGCTTCCGCATCGTCGCTACCGCCGTCGGTGCCATCGGTGGTGGCCCCATCGCTCTTGCGGTCGCCGCCATCACCGCCGGCGCCCTGCTGGTGCGCAAGTACTGGGAGCCGATCAAGGCGTTCCTGGGCGGCGTCTGGGAAGGTCTCAGCGGTGCAGGCACCGCGGCGATGGGGGAACTGATGCGCGCGGTCGAACCGCTGCGCCCCGCCTGGGAAGTCATGAGCGGGCTGATCGGGCAGGCCTGGGATTGGCTGTCGAAGATGCTGGAACCGGCGCAGTACACCGGCAACGAACTGTCACGCGTCGGCCAGATCGGCTCACTGGTAGGCGAGGCGCTGCTGACCAACTTCCGGCTGGTCATCCAGGTCATCGGCGGCGTGGTGGGGGCAGTGGTGTGGCTGGGCGAGATGCTCGGCACCGTCGCCGGTTTCATCAGCGAGACGCTCGGCAGCATCTGGGAGTCGATCAGCGAGAAGGCAACGGCGGCGTTCGACCGCATCCTGGAGAAGCTCAAGCCGGTCATTGAAGGCGTTGGCTGGTTCATGGACAAGCTCGGCGGCGGCGTGGGCGCGGCCAAGGACAAGGCACTGGGCGTTGCCCAGGACGGGCTGCAGACCGCAGTGGGCGCCGCCAACATCTACAGCAGCATGAAGGCACGCGGTGGTGGTGGCATTGGTGACATGGCACGGGTCGCATATGCCGTCGGCACCGACAGCAACGATGGCTTGAACCGGCGCATGGCTGAGCTGAGCGGTGCGCAGGGACGCACTGCACCGGCCATGCCCTCGCCCACCACCCGTGCACCCACCACCGTGCAGCAACAACAGACCAACAACATCACCATCCACCAGCAACCAGGTGAATCCAGCGAATCCGTAGCACGTCGCACCGCCGACGAACTGCAGCGTCGCAACGCGGTTGCCGCCCGTGGTGGCCTTGCAGACAGGAATTGAGCATGAAGCGCGAGTTCGTAACCGGCACAGTGGACAAGCTGCTGTCGCAGTTCAAAGCCAACGATTCCGGCAACGCTCCGGTGCTGCTGATGCTGGGTGGTTTCAAGTTCAGCCTCAACACCGCCGTGTTCCAGGATATCCAGCAGAGCAACGAGTATGGCTGGGCAGCGCAGGAACGCATCGGCCAGATGGCTGCGCTGCAGTACACCGGGCCCGGCAAGGCCAGCATGACGCTGCCTGGCGTCATCCACTATGCGTTCCGCGGTGCCGGCAATGAGCTCTCGCAGCTGCGCAAGCTGGCCGCGCAGGGCAAGCCACAGCGGCTGCTGACCGGCAAGGGCGGGAACCTGGGGCTGTGGGTCATCGACAAGATCGACGCCACCGCCTCCGGTTTCACTGCCGATGCTGGAATCCAACGGCACGAATTCACCCTCTCCCTGCGGAAGCACAGCGATGGCACGAACGTATAACACCCGCGACGGCGACGTCGTCGACCGCATCGCGTACACGCACTATGGCGAACAATCACCAGCCATCCTGCGCGCGGTATTCGACGCCAACCCGGGCCTGGCCGCACGCGGCGCGGTACTGCCTGCCGGCATGGCGATCACCCTGCCGGATGTGCAGCGCCCGGCAAACGAGCGCAAGGGAGTGGCCCTGTGGGACTGAACATCACGCCGGCATTCCGCGTGGTGGCCAACAACCAGGACATCACCGACACCATCAGGTCACGCTTCAAGTCGCTGCGGATCACCGACGAGACCGACAACAACTCGGACATGCTGGAACTGCAGTTGGCCGACCATGATCCTTCCGATCCGATCCAGCTGCCGCCGGCAGGCGCGGAGCTGGAAGCCTTCATCGGTTACGACGGTGACGTGCGGCGCATGGGCCTGTACATCTGCGACGAGGTGGAGATTTCCGGCTACCCGGGCAGCATGACCCTGCGCGCCCGCGCGGCGCCGTTCGAGGCCAGCAAGGGCGGCAAGAACGATCTGCAGACGCAGAAGACACGCACCTGGAAGAAGGGCACGACCATCGGCGGCATGGTGCAACGCATGGCCGGCGAACACGGAATGGAGGCTGCCGTGAGCGGGTCGCTTGCATCGATCGCGCTGCCACTGACGGTGCAGTCGCAGGAGTCGGACATGAACCTGCTGCTGCGCCTGGCCAAGCAGCATGACGCCATCGCCAAGCCGGGCGGCGGCCGCCTGATGTTCGTCAAGCGAGGCGAATCCACCAGTGCCAGCGGTGAGCGCATTCCCGACGTCACCCTGACCCCGGCCGATGGCAGTGGCTACAAGGTGAACATCGTCTCGCGCGAGAAGACCGGCACCACCATTGCCTATTACCGCGATGTCCGCGGTGCCACGCGCCAGGAAGTGAAGCTGGGCAGCGGTGAGCCGATCGTGCGCCTGCGCATGGCCTACGCCGACCGCGAAACCGCCGAAGCTGCAGCGCGTGCCAAACACCAGGAACAGGCCCGGCAGACGCGTACGCTGAGCTACACCCTACCCGGCCGCGAGACGCTGATGGCCGAAGCCACGGTGGTGATGCAGGGCTTCCGCGATGGCGTGGATGGGCAGTGGCTGGTCAAGCGCGCCGAGCACAACATCAGCCACGATGGCTACGTGACCAGCATCGAGTGCGAACAACCCAACAGTGCCGACGCAGTGAAGGCGGCCCGCAGTGCCGCCGCCACCGAAGGCAAGCAGGTCGGCAGCGAGGTGTAGATCCACGCGGGCGTGGATCTACATCGGCGGCCTCGACCAAGCTCGGTAGATCCACGCCATGCGTGGATGCTTTTCGCGCATCAACTCACGTACTGCGCAACCCCGCTCCCGAACGACCAGTTCTCCTTCTTCACTTCCACCAGGTTGATGAACACATCCTCGCGGCGGATGCCCACTGCCGCGTGCAGGCCATCAGCAATGCCGGCATACAGCGCCTTCTTCTGCTCCAGCGTGCGCCCTTCGTTCCAGGTGATCTGGATGCAGATGAAATCGTCGGTGCGGTCCACGCCCAGGTAGCTGGCGTCGTAGATCAGCGTGCCTGGCTCGTGTTCCTGGAAGATCTGGAAGCGGTCGTTTTCCGGCACGCCCACCGCGCGCATGGCCTGGTAGATGGTTTCGCCGACACGTTGCAGGTAGTCGGCGGATTTACCTTTGCGAAGATCGATGCGGGCGAGCGGCATGGTGGCACTCCAGCGTGGATGGGTACGGTGACAGGCTGAGACTACGCCTGCCCGGGGCGGCGGAACAGCGCAGGGATGGAACCCTCTGCCTTCATTCGTGACATGCCCCCTCTCCCGCGCGAGGTGACGTGATTGGCATGGCGGCGCGGCTCCGCAGGCGTCATGCGCACGGTCGGCAGGGGCGGCGATCTGCGCCATCAGTGACGTGCCGCACTACTCGCAGGTGTTGCACGGCACACAACGGAAAACGTCTGGCCTGCCTAGGGAAAGTTGAGAACTTTCCCTACAGACCGATGTGATTGCCCGGCGTGATGATCGCCGCGCCGAGGCAGATTGCCTGGGCCGGGATTGGCGTCTCGAATAAACGAACAAGCTTCAAGGCCTGCGAAAACAATCGCAGCTGAGAGAATGCACCGACTGTCCTCAATGGCGGACGGTGTGTGGGGATCACCAGATCCGCCAGGCGTTCTTCTCCCTTGAAGCTTGTTTGCCTTGGTACGCCAACCCGCACCGTCCGCCACCTTCGCTCCGGAAGGTGGACCTACGCCAGTGAGGGTTTCGCCATGACCAACCGCACCGCCATCCATCCCCGCCTGCACGCCCTGATCGGCAACATCGCCACCGACGTGCCTGAAGACCTTGCGCACGAGATCGAATGCGCCCTGCAGGAACAGAACCTGCCCATGCAGTCGCCTGCCTTCTTCGCGTGCCTCAACGCCATCAGCTGCGCCGACGGCGATGACGGGCAACCGTGCCGCAGCCTCACCCTCGGCGCCAGCAATCACGCCTCGCTGCGCCGCTCGATGTCCGGGCTCAGCGCAGTGCTCGATCTGCTGCAGGCCGCCGACCGAGCGCGTGCCGAGGCCGGCCCGGAAGAACAGCTGGGCGCCTTCCATACCGACGGACTGATCGTGGCCGCACGGCAACTGGTGCGCGAGGCCAATCACTGTCTAAACGACGGCCCGTACTGATTAGTTGAATAGGATCTCAGGCAACAGTACTACAGGAACCCACTTATTGATTGATGGGACAGACTCCCTTCGCCTGCGCAGCCGCCTTGCAGACGATCTCATTCTCTTTCTCTGTTGGCCAACTTGCAGGTCGAGATCCAGGGCGCATTACGATATAGGATGTGTCGTCACCCATGAAAACATTGACATTTCCAGAAGCAGGCCATGCGTAATAGTCGGGCGGGATGACGAATGGCTTGCCAAGATTCTCCGACATGCGCTTGACGAGCCCCAACTGACCTTGCCGGAACTTATAATTAACCATGAATAAAATATGAGTAATGATCTTACTCTCTGTATTTTCATCAAAGTAGTAAGTGGCTGATGAAAAAGGAGAATTTTCAAACTTCACACTCAGATAGCCGCGCTCATTTGGCGTAATTGAATCAACCGGATATGACTTGAATACATCCGCCTCAGTCATTCCAACCTTCACCAATGAAAATCCATTTGGATATGCACTTCCCGCTTGGAACATATTGATTGCTCTGGACTCTGACAAAAGCCCTGACAACTCTTTTTCACGCTTTTGGAGACCCGCGACATCTCTTTGGAGCTTCTTGTTCAAGTCATGCTCGACACCTAGCGCGTCCGTGAGCCTATTGGCCTCTTCTGTCGCCTGACTGGCCTTATGCTCCAAGGCCGCGGTTCGCTGCGGAAGTGCAAATTGATTGAAGTACGTCAGGCACGTTATGGCCGTTGCGACAACTGCGCCGCCGACGATCAGAACGGGATGGTTTTTCCAGTCGGGAGCCTGCGCCTGAGGCGGAGTCGGACCAACTACCTCTTTGGCCATTGCTCTCTTGCGCGCAGCAGGCAT